AGAATGTAAATATTTAGAGGGTACTTATAAATATGGTGATTATTATTGTAACAGATATCAAAAAATCGTTCCAAAATCTCAAAACTGGGCACATCCGGGGATTCCCTTGCAATTGTGGGAATGTAGAGAGTTTTGGGAAAAATACTGGGCACAAAAGAACCATTCAAGATTCGCATAAAATAAAAAGTATGTAATATCAACTAGGTCATCTGGGGGTTGAATTATGCTAGAAATATCATTCGGAAAGAACCGGTCTGACACCAACTGGAAACCGGATTACATGGAATGGGAAGACTTCTTGGAGCGGTATCTTAAAAAGGTACGTAGGACTAACGAGTCTATGGCTGAGTATGATGTCATGGCCAAGGATAGTAAGGACGCCATTAAGAACGGCAGGGCATTTGTCGGTGGCTTTGTTAAGGGTGGGCGCAGGAAGAAGGAAAACGTCGAGAACCGTTGGCTGCTTACACTGGATGCAGATAACGCTGACGAGAATTTTCTCTTTACAGTCGACCTGATTCTTGGCGGTTATGCCTACGCTGTCTACTCCACTCACAGTTGCAGACCAGCAAAATTAAAGTACCGCTTAGTCCTCCCAGTCAACCGTGCTATGCTACCGGATGAGTACGCAGCGGTAAGTCGTAAGCTTGCAGACAAAATAGGATTATCTTATTTCGATAAAACTACCTTTGATGTGCACAGGCTCATGTACCTCCCCAGCTGCTCCAGAGATGCAAAACCTGAACTTATTATTGGTGAGGGTGAGCTGGTAGACGTTGACGACATCCTCTCCCAGTACGCAGACTGGAAGGATTCATCCGAGTGGCCGAGGCATCCTGACACAGAGAAAAATATCACAGCCGAGATCAAGAAGCTGGGTGATCCTGAAGAGAAGCCTGGGGCTATCGGAGTATTCTGCAAAATTTACAGCATCCAAGAGGGCCTCGAGACATTTATACCCGATGTTTACACCCCAACATCCAGTGATGACAGGTGGACATACGCTGGGGGTACATCCTTCGGAGGGCTCAGGATATATGACGACAAATGGGCGTATAGCGAGCATCAAAGTGATCCTGCCAATGACGGACACTGCCATAATATCTTCGACCTCATCCGCATTCATAAGTTTGGGGAACTGGACAAGGATGTCAAGGAGCATACACCGACAAACAAATACCCCAGCTATCAGGCGATGCTGACCTTTGCTGCGAATGATCCACCAGTTAAAAAGGAACGACTTGCAGACGCCCAGGATGACTTTGAGGTTGTCGAGGATCCTGAAGATCCTGACGCATGGAAAGATCTGCTCAAGGTAGACTCTAAGACGGGCCTTCCGGATCCTACCTCCAAAAATGCTGAACTTATCCTGCGAAATGGCGCATTTAAGGGAGCACTCACCTATGATGCATTCGGTAACACAGAAGTAATCCGGAAGCCACTGCCTTGGAGAGACCAAGAGCGACCACAGCAAGAATATGAGCCGTGGCTGGGTGCAGATGACAAGAGACTGCTGCATTATTTCGGGAAATTATATGAATTCAAGTCTGCGGCCATTATCCAAAATGCCTTTACCGAGGTGGTCCACTCCAACACCTTCCATCCTATTAAAGAATATCTTGAGTCATACATCTGGGATGGCATTGATCGAGTGGAGGAACTGTTTGTTACTTACCTGGGGGCGGAGGATACGCACTACACCCGCACGGTGACACGCAAAATGCTTGTGGCAGCAGTAAAAAGGATCTATGAGCCAGGATGTAAGTTTGATGAAATGCTGGTGCTTATTGGTCCTCAGGGCTCCCATAAGACCAGCATAATCACACGATTAGGCGTTAACTGGTTCAGTAATAGCCTTAAAGATCTGGATAACAAAGAGGCCGGGGAACACCTGCAAAGTGCTTGGATATTCGAGCTTGGAGAGTTATCCGCTTTAAAGAAATCAGAGATGGAAGAGGTCAAGGCTTTCCTATCTAAGACAGAGGACAAATACCGCGTGGCCTATGATAGGGTTGTTACCGATTTTCCCCGTAAATGCGTATTCTTCGGGACTACGAACAACCATAACTTCCTGCAGGACCCGACAGGCAATAGACGCTTTTGGCCTGTAGACATTGACCCATTAAAGCGTAAGTTAAGCCATTGGGACAGCTTGACCGATGCGGAAATAGGTCAGATATGGGCGGAGGCATTAAGCCTATACAACGCTGGGGAAACCTTGCAGCTTGATAAGGAAGCAGCGGCAGAGGCGGAGCGCATGCAAGGGCTACACATGGAGGAAGACCCACGCGAAGGGCTTATAGTGAGATACCTTGATACTCCATTGCCTGAGAACTGGGATGATATGGATATGTGGGCAAGACGGCAGTATCTTGAAGAGCCTACAGGGAGCATACAGAGAACGCGGGTATGCGCTGCAGAGATATGGGCGGAAGCTTTAGGACTTGATCCTGCAAAGTTTAGTGCATGGGAGGCAAGACCAATTTACGACATCCTGAGAAAGTTATCCGATTGGCAGGAAAGGGGTAAAGGAAGAATGAAATTTAAGCTTTATGGACTCCAAACTTCCTTCATAAAACGGTAACAGTAAACTCTAAAAATGGTATCAGTAGTATCAGTAAGAATATGGAAAAAGTATCAGTAGTAACAGTAAGGTAACAGTAAAATTTAAAATGCTGATACCACTACAATTAGCATAAATACAGGGCTTGACGCACTTGGTAACAGTAGTAACAGTAAAAAACCCTTATGTTAATAAATATATAGTTAAGTGTATATATAAGGGAATATATGGGTGTATACATACACTTAAACGCATATTCGCACGTATAGGGAAATTAGTGTTACTACTGATACCACAAAAATCAGGAGGTCATATATGAGAGAGTCAGTGATTGAGCAAAAACTTAAAAAGGCAGTCGAGGCAGCAGGGGGTAAATGCTTAAAATTTGTTTCCCCTGGCATGTCGGGGGTGCCGGACCGTATCTGTCTATTCCCGGGAGGTCATTTGATATTTGTTGAGATCAAAGCCTTAGGGGGAAAAGCAAGACCGCTTCAGGAAAAAAGGCATAAAGAATTACATAACCTGGGTTTTGATGTCCGGGTAATCGATTCGGAGGAGCAAGCGCATGAAATTTCAGCCACATAAATATCAGGAATATGCGATACAAAGAATTTTAGATACTCCAGCTCTCGGGCTCTTCTTGGAGATGGGTCTTGGTAAGACAGCAATTGCATTGACCGCACTTGATGACCTGCTTTATGACTATTTCGATGCTACAAAGATTTTGATAATAGCGCCATTGAGAGTAGCGGAGGATACCTGGAGCCGAGAGTCTCAAAAGTGGGATCATCTAAAGCATTTGAGAATATCCAAGATACTGGGGTGCAAGAAAGACAGGGAAAAAGCGTTGAAGGCCATTGCTGACCTGTATATTATAAATCGGGAGAATGTTGAATGGTTAGTGAGCGAGACCGGCAATGACTGGCCTTTTTCCACCGTTATCATAGACGAGCTTTCCAGTTTCAAGTCTCCATCTGCAAAGCGATTTAGGGCATTACGCCGGGTGAGGCCTATGATAAACCGAATTGTTGGGTTAACCGGAACTCCTGCACCCAATGGACTCTTAGATTTATGGGCACAAATGTATCTCCTTGATCAAGGAGAGAGGCTGGGCAAGACGATAACCGGATACAGGGAAAGGTATTTCACTGCCGGAGCCCGCAGCGGGCATGTTGTTTATGACTGGAAGCAGAAAAAGGAAGCCGAGGATGCCGTATTTGAGAAAATCTCTGATATCTGTGTGAGCATGAAGTCCGTGGATTGGTTGGAAATGCCGGAACGTATTGACAGGATAGTACCCGTTAAGCTAAGTGAGGATGTAAAGGCAAAATACAGGCAACTTGAAAGAGACTTACTTCTTCCCATGGTTGATGCGGATATCGTGGCAAATACTGCAGCGGTACTGTCTAACAAACTGCTGCAAATGGCAAATGGTGCTGTATATGATGAAAACAGGGGCGCGAGAGAGATCCACAATGCAAAGCTTGACGCGCTGGAAGATGTTCTGGAATCTGCAAACGGTCATCCGGTATTATTGTTTTATGCATACAAGCATGACTTGGAGCGTATACAGCGACGTTTCAAGCAGACGCACATAATGCGGAAAGGTGCAGACGGCAGTAAGGATATAGCTGATTGGAATGCTGGCAAGATACAATTGCTTGCAGTGCATCCAGCAAGTGCGGGTCACGGGTTAAATTTACAGGATGGTGGTAGCACGATTGTATGGTTTGGGTTAACTTGGAGCCTTGAGCTATACCAGCAGGCAAACGCCAGATTACATAGACAGGGGCAGCAGCATAGTGTCATCATACATCACCTGATCGCGGAGGGCACAATCGATGAGGATGTTATGGAGGCGTTGCAGGCTAAAGCGGCAGGGCAGGATGCTTTGATGCTAGCGGTTAAGGCCAGAATAAAGAAAGTGAGGGAGGCATAATGGGAGTTACAGTCGAGCAGATTGAGGAATGGAAATCCAGGATAGAAGGGTATAAAAACACCTATTCCAGTAGGTATTTTGGGAGCCCACCATCAGAAAAGCTAATAGCTTCTTTTTGCGGGATATACCACATACCTTGGCCATTGCCTATAATAGGCAGTGACCCTGATGAAACTGACTGGGATTTTTTGAAATAGGCAGGAGGTGTCTATATGACCAAGGATGAATTATCGAAGATTAAAAAAATAAAACAAGAGATAGAACAGATCAAGAGAGAGTTATATAATGCGGAGCCACAATATGTAACTGACTCAGTCACAGCTTCATCTAAGGAATTCCCATACACAGCGCATCAAGTAAAAATTAAGGGCTATGATTTAGGAGCATATAACCGTAAGGTTATGAGGATTAGGAATAGACTAAGTCAAAAGTTTCAAGAACTGCTGGACGAAAAGGATAAGATTACAGAGTACATATACGGGCTTGATGATGGTGATATTAGACAGATACTATCATACAAGTATGTGAATGGAATGGGTACAAAGGAAATAGGTGAATGTATGGGGTGGACTAGCAGAACCATCGAGAGACGATTAGAAAGTTGGAATAAAAGCATTAAATAATATTGTCGTTGAATGTCGGATTTGACCTATGTTAGAATTGTATTATCAAATTTTATATTCACAAGGGACTAAAAAGTAGTTGTCATATTGGCAGCTGCTTTTTTATTATGCTGAAAGGATGTGTTTCGTATATATGGCAAAGCGTAAGTTTAAATGTGCAACCTGTGTATGGGGCGCATTCAGAGAAGGCAAGTGGTATTGTCCTTTTACCAAGTGTGTTAAAGGGAAGATGTAGGGGGGGGGCAGCAATGCATACGAATGAAATACATGAGAATGACACAAGACCTTGCAACAAAATTTTACGAATCAAAGGAATGGCGGCGGCTGCGCAGAGAAGTATTAAAGGCTGACAAATATGAGTGCCAATTGTGCAAGGCAAAAGGATACTACACTAAAGCGACAGTTTGTCATCATGTTAATTATCTTAAGTTACATCCAGAGCTAGCACTTGAAACACATTACAAAGGTGATGATGGAAACATTAAAAGAAACCTTATCAGTCTGTGCCACAACTGCCATGAACATATACATGAGTGGCTGGTTAAAGAGAAGGAAGAACCATTGACTATTGAGAGGTGGGATTGATATGGTAACAAGTTATTCAAGAGGACATGAAACATATTACGATGGCATTCATTGGAGATATGTTGATAACAATGAGATTGATGATGGGTTAAGAACATGTAAGAGATGTGGATGTAAGCCAACTAAAGAGGGATATGATGCATGCTTAGGGCATATAGACGGCGTAACATCGGCTTGCTGTGGCCATGGAACTGAAGAAGGATATATTATTAAACAGTGAGCATGCCCCCACCCAAATAAATACCCATATTAATACAGTTGTTTCTCCCTCGGTAGGGTACTCGACAAGACTTCTCTCACATACACGATGATTTTAGGAAGGAGGTTCCACATGGATAAGGACAACCAAACAAAAATAGAAAATTCTTTGCTTGAACAGCTTGCTTTATTGGGAGCCATGAAGGAACAGTATATAGATTTAATAAGGGATTATATGGCGCTATGGGATACAAAAACTGAGCTAAGGAAGGACATTAAAAAAGAAGGGGTTAGTTATAAAGAATATTCCTCTACGGGAAGCTTGGTAAAAAAGAATAATCCTTCCGTCAAAGACTTCGTCATGGTAAACAAGCAAATGTTATCCCTCCTAAAAGAATTAGGAATAAGCACAGCAAATAATGGAGATGGTGAGGGAGATGAACTCTAAATTAAACCCACACATCCTCAGGTACATGGAAATGGTGGAAAGTGGAGAGATTCAAGCCTGCAAAGAACAGCACGATTTAATGGTCCATGTCCGCAGATGTTTTGAAACTGAAGATATTTACGTTAACGATATACAGCTTGAAAAATATATAGGATTATCTAAGTATTTTCCTTACGAAAAAATATTTGAATGGGAAGAATTTGTCCTGGCATTGCATATTTGCACATACAGAATGAAAGACGATATGCCGAGATGGCCTGATCTGTTTATGCTAGTTGGCAGAGGTGCTGGCAAAGACGGATATATTGCTTACGAGTCTCTTTGCTTGTCCTCCGAACACAACGGAATTAAAAACTATGATGTTGATATTTGTGCCAATAATGAGGATCAGGCAATGAGGCCTTTGAAGGATGTTACTGAAGCCTTGGAGCAGCCACACCAAATATCAAAAATGCGTAAGTATTTTTATTGGAACAAGGAAGAGGTTGTAAATCTAAAAACCAAGTCAATTATAAAAGGTCGAACTAATTCTCCAAAAGGAAAAGATGGGCTACGTTCAGGCATTGTTTATTTTAACGAAATCCATCAATACCCTGACTATTTAAATATCAACGTGTTTACAACTGGGCTAGGAAAAAAGAAACACCCACGCCGCGGATATATGACAACAAACGGTGATGTAAGAGATGGTCCACTTGACGATAAAATAAAAGATTCACTCGAAATTCTAAAAGGTGATGTACCCGACAACGGTATGTTGCCTTTTATTTGCAGGCTAGATAGTAAAGAAGAAGTTGACGACCCTACAAATTGGGAGAAAGCGAATCCATCACTTAGGTATTTGCCGAACCTACTTGAAGAGGTTTCTAAGGAATATAAAGATTGGAAAGCTAATCCGAATCAGTTCACCGCGTTTATGACAAAGCGAATGAATATGCCTGAAGGAAACAAAGATGTACAGGTTACAGACTGGGAAAACATTCTTGCGACCAATAAACCAATACCTGACCTTACAGGAAGAACCGCTACTGTGGGAATTGACTATGCAATGGTTACGGACTTTGCATCTGTAGATATTCATTTTAGGGAAGGCAATCTAAGATATGATATTTCTCATTCTTGGTTATGCTTAAAATCTGCTGATATCCCAAGACTTAAAATACCCTACCGGGTATGGGCAGAAGAAGAATATATGACACTGGTTGACGAAGTCGAAATTAATCCAGATTTATTAGCAGAATGGATAGCGGAACAAGCAATAAAATATAACCTTTCTAAACTTGCACTTGATAATTTTAGATACGCGTTGCTTGCAGATTCACTCAAAAAAGTTGGGTTTGATGCTACTGATAAAAAAAATATAAAGCTTGTCAGACCTAGTGATATTATGCAAGTTGCTACTGTAATTGATAGTTGCTTTATTAATCAATATTTTGTTTGGGGAAACAATCCTTTGCTGAGGTGGGCGACTAATAACACGAAAAAAGTTAAAGCAGGCAAGGTTGCAGGAACGGATACGGGCAATTACTATTATGCAAAAATCGAAGGCAAGACGAGGAAGACCGATCCGTTTATGGCAGTAGTAGCCGCAATGACAATTGAAAGCGAACTAGGTGACGGAGAAGTTAGCGTGCCAGATTTACCAGTATTCACATATTAGAAGAGGTGAGAAAATTTGGGATTAATAACATGGGTTAGAGATTTTTTAAGTGGCGGTATTGTAACAGCAACTCCAGTCACAGACGAGGAATTTTTTAATATTGTTACAGAAATCCACATCAGAGAGCTTGCTTTTTGGTCGTCAGTAAATATGATTGCAAATTCAATAAGCAAATGTGAGTTCAAAACATTCAAAGCAAACAAAGAAGTCAAGCTGAATGAATATTATA